GCGTCGATCCACGCCCCGACCCCCCGCGTCGTCTCAGGCTGAAATACCCCGATGTCGTGACACGCCTGCATGAGGTGCGCGCTTGCATGGGCACATATCTGGCTGTCCGACACCTTGTCGCCGCCGTAATGCCGCTCCCAGAACCCGCGCGGTGCCAGCATGTAAAGCGACTGCATCCGGCCCATAGACGTGGCTGACAGGGTGACGATCTGCCCGGCGCTGCGCGGAAAGAAGGAATAAAGGCCCCGATTGTGGCCAAGCGGTCGAATTGCAGACAGCGTGTCGTCAGGAGGGTCGAGCCTTTGCTCGTCATACTCAGGCGCAGGAATGTCAGGCGCGGGTGGGCTGTGAAACGCATCCCGTACAGCGTCCATGCCGTCGCTGCGGGCTATGTCATCCCAGTCCGTGCGCTTGTCCGGGTCGTCGTCTGGCACAAACGGCGCGATAACCTGCGCCCCACCGATTGCCGCCGCTGCCTGATTGGCCTTCTCGATTCCGGGATTCCACGCCGTTCCGTCCTGCCGATTATTCCACTGGTCGTTGTCCGCGCCAATGATGATCCGCGCCTGGGGGTATTTCTTGCGCATGGCCTGCGCAACCGGCTTGAGATTGCCAGCGTCAAATGCCGCCAGCGTGGGCCAGCCCGTTGCTGTGCGAATTGCCGCCGCCGTGGCAAACCCCTCGCATATCACGATCACGTCCTTGGCCTCGTCCTTTGTCGTGATGGGAAAATAGCTGCCATCCTTGGCAGCGCCCGTGATGAACCGCTTTGCCCCGTCGCCTGCAATAAATTGCAGCCCGACGATGCCGGTTGCCGCGTACATCGGCACCACCACAAGCCCCTGCCACACCCGCGCGCCGTGCATCCCGCACCCCTTGCGATCGAGGTAGGGCGTCGTGCCTGTCGCCGCTGCCCGCGCCCATATGCCCTTGGCCTTGTCAGCCGCCGCGCGCGACAACCGCAGCGTCTCTGCATCCCGCAACAGCTTGGCCTCTGCCTGCCGCTGCTTCCATGCCGCGCGCTCCTCCGGGTCGGCCTTGCGGCTGGCCTTGCTGTGCCAGGCGTGCGCCACACCTTCGCGGAAAGACATCGCCCAGCCGACCGCAAAACCGTCGCCTTCGACCTTTAGCTGATAGCTGCCGTTGCGCACCTTGGGCTTGTCGTCCTGAAGCCGATACCGCCTGCGCTTGTCGTCCGCGACGATCTCACCGGGGTCGGCCGGCGCGATCTGCATGGCGCGCATGTGGTCGATGAAGTCGGCCACTGGGTCACTCATTCAAACCCCCATTTTGCCATGAAGGCTGCTTGATCGGCCAGCGCACCTTGGTGGGTTAAACAGGTCGTTCTTTCGACCGTAGCCCCATTTACGAAGGCCGCAAACGTCCACCATCCTCGCTTGTTGATGGACAGGCTCATGATGAACTGCTTGATCACGGGCCTCTCAGATGGTACATTTTGGCAAGTCATGGGCGACCTCATATCGCTGGTGATAGGGCGCGGTCGAGGTTGCCAGACCTCCCGCGCCCGCCAAACCTTGCCCCGACCGCCGCCAAAGTCAAGCGTGCAAAATTCCTGCACGGTTTTGCACGGGCAACGTGCGGATTTTGCGCGCTGGCCGGTTTTTGACCCAATCGCGTTAGAAATAACGCCATAGCTAACACACATTTTGTAATAAAGTCAGTGACTTAACAACCTAACGCCCATATATGGCAACACCCTATATGTCTAGGATTGTAACTTTTCCGTCTCCGCCTTATGCGCGCATATGATACGTACTACTACTACTACTACTTTTATAAAATAAGTTAGTTAGAGAGAGGGGGGGGCTGTTCCCGCTGACAGATCAAAGCCCTAACGGCTAACCGACCCCCCTGTTATCCCGCGTTAGGGCAAAAAAATGCGTTAGGTGATTGACTTGTGCCCACGGTGGTGCGCACACTAACCCCAGCGCGGCTAGGGGGATACCCTGACAAGCCGGTAACTCCCCCGGCCCGCCGCGCGACACACCCAGGGATAGCGAGTGGAGCCCGCACAATGAACTGCCGCCAGTGCAACGCTGATATATCGGGGAAACGGAAAGGCGCGAAATGGTGTTCGCGCAAGTGCCATTCGGCTGCATGGCGCGCCGCCGACCCTGTAGCCGCTGCGGCGTATCAGCGCCAATGGCGCGCCGCCAACCACTTGGAGGCCGATCGGGAGTATCAGCGCAACTGGCGCGCCGCCAACCGGGATGCCATCTTGGCGCGGCGGCGGGCATCACGCGACGCCAAAGCCGCACTGGAGTTGGCGCAATGATGCCCAACGAGCGCGATCTTGAGCGGCTGATGATGGCGGATAGCCAACATATCGAGACCGCCAATCGCAGGGCCGCGATAACCGGCGCGGATTGCGGGCCAAGGTACTCCATGACTGGCAGCCAATTCCAGGCCCGCCTGCGCCAGGTACCGGATATGCCGGTAATCGCCGTGAATGACACCGAGCCCAAGGCGCGTCCGGCCATGGCCGCCGTCGCCGCTGCTGTCGCCGCACACTGCAAAATCCCTGTCGCTGAAATCATGGGAATGGGCCGGTCCGGCCCGGTTTCACAGGCAAGACAGATCGTGATGTTTTTGTGCCACGGCCATTTGCGCAAGACGCTAGCCGAGGTCGGCCGGTTCATGAAGCGCGACCACAATACGGTCTGGTACGGGTGCGGGCTTGTGGCCAAGCGCGTCGCCAGCAACCCTGAATTTGGCGACACACTGGACGGGATCATGGCTGCGCTGGGTGCCGGGGAAAAATAATGCGCACCGCGGTGCGATTTCCCTTGCATGGCGTGCCGCGTAACGCTATGTTTATACCAAGGGCGGCGATGGTCGCAGCCCACGGGAGAGACAAGATGACACGCTACACCGCGACTGAAACATCCAAAGCCGCCGCCGCTCTCGCTGCCTTCGACGCTGCATGTGCTAAATACCATGCAAACACTGATGCTCGCGGCGCATGGGGCGCATATATGGCAGCAGCCGCAGAAGCTGCCCTGTACCCCGACGCACAAAGGGCACAAGCCGCCGCACGGCAAGCCGACTTCGTGGCGCGGGCAGCGGCTCTGTGATGGACAAGCACAGCCAAGAAGCCAGGGCCGCGCGGGATAAAATCCAGCAGCTTTACAGACAAATAGCATATGCGGCTCGCGGAATGGAAAATCGCCGCCGTCACGATGCGCACCAAGGTCGGCTTTACAATTACACCGAGCCGTATGATCGAGCGGTCGTGGCTTGGCGTAAAGCAAGCGACGAATACCACATGGCGACGGGGCAGATCACGTGACCCTCACCCGCCCGCGCAAGGCCCGGCTGCTGGAAGGCGCTGGGCTACGGTATGTCGGCGCATGGCTGCCCCAGAAGGTGGCCGCCGATCTTGCACCGGCTATAGCGGAGGGGGATGCCATGGTGGCCGAGGTGCTGGCAAAGGTCGGGGGAAAGAGGAGAAATGACATGACGCCCGACCCAGAACCGAGCGGATCAACCCGGACGAATGGGGGGGTATGACAACCGTGCCCCGATGTGATACAAGCCGGCCATGAACGATATTGAAACTTTGAAAATCGGTGCGGGCAAACCCGGCCCAGGGCGCGGCAAAGGCACACTGAACAAGACCAACGCGCTGCTCAAAGACGCAATATTGCAAGCCGCTAGCATTGCAGGCGGTAAGGACGGGATCGTTGGGTATCTCGCGATTCAGGCCGTGCTTAACCCCGGCCCGTTCATGGCGCTGCTGGGCAAGGTGCTGCCAATGCAGATCGACGGCCACCTTGGTCTCACCGTCATCATCGCCAAAGACGATGTTGGCCTTTAGTCTCACCCCGCGACAGGCTGAGGTCCGCGATCTATACAAGGGACCGGCCAAGTATCTGCTGACCTATGGCGGATCGCGGTCGGGCAAGACGTTCCTGGCCTGTTATGCGATCATGGTCCGCGCGCTTAAGGCCCCCAAGTCGCGGCACGTCATCTTTCGGCGGCACGGCGTGACGGTCAAGCAGGCCATCGGCAAGGATACCATGCCTAAGGTGGTCGAGTTGGCATTCCCCGGCGTGGCGCTGCGATGGCACGATCAGGACGGATATTTCAGTCTGCCGAACGGGTCGGAGATCTGGCTTGCGGGGCTGGACGATAAGGAACGGGTTGACAAGGTTCTAGGCCGCGAGTTCGCCACGCTGTACTTCAACGAGGCGTCGGAAATCCCGCACGCCTCATTCGTGGTGGCCACAACGCGCCTCGCCCAGGTTGCCAAGATGGTGAACGGGGATCCGTTGGCCCTGAAATGCTATGTAGACCTCAACCCGACTACGGCGGCGCATTGGACCTATCAGATGTGGGTGAGCGGGCTTCGACCGGACGGCAAGACGCGGCTGCCAGATCATGCGACCAGCTACGCCTATGCGACCGTCAATCCCGCCGACAATCAGGACAACCTGTCGCCGGACTATCTGCGCGACCTTGCCAACCTGCCGGAACGTGCCCGCCGCCGGTTTTTCGACGGGGTTTACACCAGCGACGATGACAACGCACTTTGGCGGCGCAGCTACATCACGGTTGACGCGCCCCCGATCATGAAGCGGATCATCGTGGCAATCGACCCGGCCATATCCAATGAGGTAGGCAGCGATGAAACCGGCATTATCGTCGCGGGGATTGGCGGCGACGGGCGCGGCTGGGTGCTGGCAGATGAGAGCGGCAAGTTCCGGCCGGAAGAATGGGGTCGCCGGGTTGTGTCGCTGTACGACACATGGGCGGCAGACGCTATCGTGGCTGAGGTCAATCAGGGCGGCGATATGGTGGCGTCGGTCATCAGGGCCGCTGCCAAGGGCCGGGCCCTACCAATCAGGCAGGTTCACGCCACGCGGGCCAAGCACGTCAGGGCAGAGCCTATTGCGGCGCTGTACGAGTTGGGCAAGGTTCGTCACGCAGACGAGTTCCCGCAACTGGTCGACCAGCTTTGCAGCTTCACGTCCACATTTGACCGCAAGACCTCGGGCTATTCCCCTGACCGCGTTGATGCCTTGGTTTGGGGCTTCACCGATCTTTTCCCGACCATAACGCGGGCACCGCAGCGGGAACCGGCGATCCACATGCCGATCAACAGCCCCTTCGCGCGGCGGTAAAACCGAAGGGTCTTGCCCGTGATCGGGAAAACCTATATATGCTTGCGCATCTGGAGGGGCACAGTGGCGCGACCGACAAAGGATCAACGGCTGGCCGAAGTTCACGCCACGGCATTGGCGCGGTTCAACACGGTCGAAAGCACCGGGCGGGATCAGCGTCACGAGTGCTTGCAGGACCGCCGGTTCTACTCTCTGAGCGGTGCGCAATGGGAGGGTGACTATCTGGACGCTTTCCAGAACAGGCCCCGGATCGAGGTGAACAAGATTCACCTGTCGGTCATGCGGATCATCAACGAATACCGAAACAACCGGATTAGCGTGGACTTTGTGTCCGCCGATGGCACGCCAGACGACGCGCTGTCCGACCTGTGCGACGGGCTTTACCGGGCGGATGAACAGCGCAGCAATGCCCAGGAAGCCTACGACAACGCATTCGAGGAAGCCGTCGGTGGCGGCTTTGGCGCATGGAGGCTGAGGGCTGAATACGAAGACGAATATGACGACGATAACGATTATCAGCGCATTTGTATTGAGCCAATCTTTGACGCGGATTCGTCGGTCTACTTTGACCTTGGGGCCAAGCGGCAAGACAAGGCCGATGCCAAGTTCTGCTTTGTCCTGACCAGTTACGATCCTGAGCAATACACCGAGGAATACGGCGACAGCCCGACAACGTGGCCGAAGGACGTTACCAGATCGCAATTCGACTGGGCAACGCCGGACGTTGTTTACGTGGCCGAATACTATGTGGTCGAAGATACGCGCGAGAAGGTTTTCACCTATCGCACGCTTCTGGGCGATGAGGAAAAGCACACCGAAACCGAATTGGAAGACGATCCAGATTTGGCGGCGCGGCTAAATGCTATCGGGACGCGGAAGACGGGCGAGAAGTCTGTCAAGCGCCGCGCGGTGCATAAATACCTCATGTCGGGCGGTGGAGTGCTGGAAGATTGCGGCCACCTTGCGGGCCGTAACATCCCGATCATCCCGGTTTACGGCAAGCGGTGGTTTATCGACAACATTGAGCGGTATATGGGGCATGTCCGCTTGGCCAAGGATGCGCAGCGGCTGAAAAACATGCAGCTATCCAAGCTGGCTGAAATGGCTTCGATGTCTGTTACCGAAAAGCCGATATTTACGCCGGAGCAAGTGCAGGGCGTCGAGTCATATTGGCAGGACGACAACCTGCAAAACTATCCCTATTTGGTGGTCAATCCGATTATCGGTGTTGATGGGCAGGCTGTAGCACAAGGGCCTTTGGGCTTCACCAAGCCGCCTGCTATTGCCCCGGCAACGGCGGCACTGTTGCAAATAGCAGAGCAGGACATGCAGGACATTCTGGGCAATCAGGCCCAGGGTGAGGAGATGTCCACGCAAATGTCTGGCAAGGCGGTGGAACTGGTTCAGAACCGGCTGGACATGCAGTCCTTCATCTATATGTCGAATTTGTCCAAAGCGATGCGGCGTTGCGGCGAAGTTTGGCTTGGTATGGCAAAGGAATTGATGGTCGAGAAGGGCCGCCGGATGAAGTCGCTCGGGGAACAAGGCGAGACGGAAACCGCCGTCCTTATGACCCCGATGCAGGACGCCGAAACTGGCGCGATGGGATACGCAAACGACCTGTCGCGGGCCAATCTGGATGTCGTGGTTGATGTCGGGCCGTCCAGCCAGTCACGCCGGTCGGCCACGGTTCGCGCGCTGACGGGCATGATGCAGATCGCTCAAGACCCGGAGACATTGCAGGTTTTGAGCGCGGTTTCGTTGATGAATATGGAGGGTGAGGGCTTGGCGGAAGTGCGCAAGTGGTATCGGCGCAAGCTGGTAACGATGGGCGTCATGGACCCGACAAAGGACGAGGAAGCCGAAATGGCGGCGGCGCAGCAAGGGCAGCAGCCCAATCCGCAGGCGCTGTTGCTTGAAGCGGCGGCCAAGGAGGCCGAGGCCAAGGCAATCCACGCTGAGGCTCAAGCGGGCCTTGCAGTGGCGCGGACAGAGCAGGCAAAGGCCGACACGGCGGCAACGCTGGCAGGCATTAGCCGAGAAGATCAGGCGCAGGCGGTTGCCACGGCGCAGGCGATTGCGAAGGCAATCAGTGAGCGGGCCATCCCGGCAACAGGGATGAGGATAGGGTGAAAGACATGGCAGACTTTGACGATGATGAGACGGAGATTGAGGAACTGGAACCGGATGAGGTCGAGGTTGGGGGGGAAGAAGAAACCCCGGAACTTGAGGCCGATGAAGGTGAAGGCGACGAGGTAACTGTCAGCATCGGGGACGCCCCGCCAGCGGACCAGGAACATCGGCCCGCTCCTTTTTGGGTGAAGGAGATGCGGAAACGAAACAAAGAGTTGTCCCGCAGGAACGTGGAACTGGAACGGGAGCATGGCGCGAAGGTCGCGGCAGCCGTCATCAGGGACGCGGGACCAAAGCCGACTTTGGCGGCTACCAATTACGATCAGGCGAAGTATGAGGCTGATATGCTGGCGTGGTCGGGGCGCAAGATTGCGGCTGACCAGACGGTGGCGCGTGAAGCCGAGGTTCAGAAGCAACAGGGCGAACAATGGCAGGGGCGGCTAGATAGCTATGCCAGCGCCAAAGCTTCGCTGAAGGTTTCGGACTACGACGACGCCGAAGATGTGGTGCGCGGGATTCTGTCAGCGACAGAACAAGGCATCATTTTGCACGCGGCGGAACACCCTGCATTGCTGGTCTACGCTCTTGGCAAGAATCCTGCAAAAGCGCGGGAACTGGCTGCGATCAATGACCCTGTGCGGTTTGCGGCGGCAATAGGCCGGATCGAAAAGGAACTGAAGGTCACACCCATGGCGAAAAAACCCAATCCCGAGAAACCCGTCACCGGCACCGGCAAAGCGACCGGCCTGAGTGACAAGCGCCTTGATCAGTTGCATGATACAGCGAAAGCTACGGGGGATTACACCTCCTATCTCGCGGCAAAGCGCAAGGCCCAGAAGTAAGGACTTGAACTATGACTGCCTCTCTTAAGACTCTCGACATCATGTTCGAGAACTTTGTCGAGGAATATGACGCAATGTGCGTCCTTTCCAAAATGGTCGACAAGGAAACCATCGACCCGCAACGCTCCGAGCGTGGCAATGACGTGCTGTATGTCCGGCAGAACTTCCAGGCAACGACTGTTGCTGGGCACGACATTTCCGCCGAATCCGACATGACTGTTATCAGCCGTGCCGTTCCGCTTGTCTTTTCGTCTCCCCAGAACGTCCGGTATTCGATGACTTCGCGTGAAATGCGCGACGAACTGGTGATGGAAAAGCAAGGCAAGGCGGCGGCGCAACGGCTTGCGGCGGTTGTCGATACCACGCTTTACAATCGCGCCGTGGACCGGGCTACCATTGCCGTTGTGGCGGCTGGTGCCTTTACGTGGAATCTTGGCCAATCGGCGGAGACTGCGTTTATCCAGCGCGGGATCGTGGCAAGCCAAGGTCGGATGCTTCTGAACGCGACGGACTATCAGGCGGTGGCCGCCGACCTTGGCGGCAAGGCCTATATGGCCGACTGGTCAAAGGATGCTTATGAACGCAGCCGCGTTCCGGGCATCGGAGGTTTCGACACGTATCGCACCGACAACCTGCGATCCGTTGCTGTGCGGGGGACTGTCACCGGCACTACGGTAAACGGTGCGCAGTCGTTTACGCCGGTTGGCCGTGACGCAAACGGCGTGCCGGTGGATAACCGGCAGATGACCCTGACCGTGGCGGGCGCGAACGTTGCCAACATCAAAGCTGGCGACATTTTCACCATCGGCACGGCGGGTTCTGCCAACGCGGTTGACGCGGTTCACATGGTCACGAAGGAAGACACGAATGTCTTGCAGACGTTCCGTGTTCTGGCCGTGGCGTCGTCTGGCGTAACGCTGACCATCACGCCAGCTATCGTGGCAACGGGGCCGTATCAGAACGTGAGCGTGAGTGCGGGTGACTCCGCAGCGGTTACTTTTATCAATGCCTCAACCCGACCGGCCAACCTGTTCTTCACTGGCGACTCGATCCAGTTGAAGTACTCGCGCCTGCACTTCCCGACCGATCAGGGGCCGAAGGTGATGACCGCCACGACCGAGAACGGGGCACCGCTTACCATGTCCTACTCGTTCAACCACATGACCGCGACGACGCAATTCCGGTTCCACACCTACTTTGCTGCGGAAGCGGTTGACCCAGAGAAGATCGGCATCATTCTCGCGAACCAGTCGTAAACAACTGCGGCCCCGGTTCAGATCGGGGCCGCTTCACTTGGCGAGGTGCTGGCATGGGTTGGACAAAGCGCGAACTGGTGAACGCGGCCTTTTCCGAAATCGGGTTGGCCGAATACGCTTTCGACGTGCAGCCGGAACAGTTGCAGGACGCGGTTCGCCGCCTGAATAGCATGATAGGGGTATGGGACGGGCGCGGCATTCGCTTGGGCTGGCCGTTGCCGTCGGATCCTTCTGGCGGCGATCTTGATGACGACAGCAACCTGCCATCGTGGGCGGTCGAAGCTGTTTATCTGAATTTGGCGGTGCGCATTGCGCCGGGCTACGGCAAGGCCGTGGCGATGGAAACCAAGGCCAGCGCAATGTCTGCTTTTAACGCGGTGCTGCTGAACCTGCGGCCTATCCCGCAAATGCGACCGGACGTGATGTCCATTCCGAGCGGTGCCGGGTTCAGGGAACGGCGGCGCATTACACTGCATGAACAACCTGACCCGATCAACACGGGCAGCGATGGGGAGTTGAGCCTATGACGACGATCAACCGGCTGACTTCGGTTTCTGCCGTAACGGCGGGCGACCTGGTGCCGATCTGGGATCAGGACGGCGGCGGAACGCGCGGGGCGGCCATGTCCGTCATCGCGGCGTATCTGCAAGGGGCAGAGGCGGTCGGCGTCCCGGCCTTCACCATGCAATACGCAACGCCTGGAGCGACGGGGTTTACCGTCGCCATCACGGGCGGGCAAAAGTGGGTTTGGCTGATCCTGACGCCATTGGCCGGTTACGCGGCGGGCACTATCACGCTGCCCGCAGGGCCGTTGGATCAGCAGGAAATGCTGGTGGCTTGCACACAGGTTGTCACAACACTTACGCTGGCGGGCGGCACGGTTGTCGGGGCCCCGACGACGTTGGCGGGCGGTGCGTTCTTCCGGATGAAGTTCAACGGACTGATGAACGCATGGTATCGGGTGGGATGAGTGCGCATTCCGCTTCTTTCAGGCATCTATGTTGACCAAGGCCCGGACTTTCGGTCGGCCTATCCGGTCAACATGGTTCCGGTCCCCAAGGTTTCGGGCATTGCCGAGGGATACCTTCGCCCAGCGGAAGGCATCGTTTCGAGCGGGACGCATCCCGGCGAAATGAGGGGCGGCGCGGAATGGAAGGGCGTTCTTTACCGCGTGATGGGTGCTGAATTTGTGTCAATTGACGTGAATGGCAATGTGGTTGTCATCGGCTCGATAGGCGGCACTGGCCGGGTGAGAATGTCCTATGGTTTCGAGTATTTGTCGATTGCCAGCGCGGGGCAGCTTTGGCTTTACAACGGCACTACGCTGGCGCGGATAACGGACCCCGATCTTGGGGTTTGCGTCGATGCCATATGGGCTGACGGCTATTATGTATCGACAGACGGCGAGTTCATTGTCGTGACCGAGTTAAATGACCCTTTCGCAGTTGATCCGCTTAAGTATGGGTCGGCAGAGTCGGACCCTGACCCGATCATTGCATTGCACCGGATCAGAAACGAGGTCTACGCACTGAACCGCAACACTATTGAGGTTTTCAGTAATACCGGAGGCACGGGCTTTCCGTTTGAACGCATACCGGGGGCACAGATCGAAAAGGGCGCGGTTGGCACCCATGCCGCTTGCGTTTTTATGGGCACGCTGGCTTTCATCGGTTCGGGGTATAATGAAGCGCCGTCCGTTTATATAGCGGGCAACGGAACGGCGCAAAAGATTGCCACGCGCGAGATTGACGTTGTACTTGCCGGTTACACCGAAGAACAACTGGCTCAAGCTGTGGTGGCTGGCATGGTGTCATCTGGGCATGAACGCCTTGTGGTGATGCTGCCAAACAAGACGCTGGTTTATGACGCTGCGGCATCGTCGGCGCTGGAACAGCCGGTTTGGTATTGTCTAAGCACGTCACTTAACGGCGCTGCGGCATGGTCGGGGTTCGACCTGATCTGGTGCTATAATCGGTGGAATGTCGGGCGGGTCGGAACCGGGCAGTTTGGCTACCTGACGGATGATATCAGCACGCACTGGGGCGATACGATCGGGTGGGAAATCACAACGCCGATTGTTTACAATGACGGGCGCGGGATGATTATCCACGATCTTGAGCTGGTGGCATTGACCGGGCAAGGCGGGCCAAACCCGCTGGTTTCGACAAGCTACAGCGTGGACGGCGTAACCTGGTCGCAGCCGAAATGGGTATCCGCTGGCAAGCCGGGGCAGCGCACCAATCGCATTCTGTGGCTGCAACAGGGTTCTGTGCGGCATTGGCGCATCCAGCGGTTCCGGGGCACCAGTGACACGCACATATCCCCGATCCGGCTGGAGGCGCGGGTGGAACCGCTGGCCTTCTGATGGCTGATCCTAGCCCACTGAGCCGGGCGCAGATCGCGGCATTCGTCGGCAATGACCCGGACGCGATCCGGACTATCGAACGGCTGTTTACGGTTGCGGGAACGCTAACCCCGGACGTGGTGCAGGGCGTGTTGCAAGGGAGGGTTAACGCCGAGGCTGTGGCGGCTGATCTGGCGGCACAGGCGGCCGCTCTGGGCATCCTGCGGTCAGAGGTCGAAGCCTTGGCCCTTGGCGTGCAACCGCCGCCTGGTGAAGCCCCAGCGCGGCGTCTGGGGCAGTTTGCAAGCGGCGTGACGCAGACGGCGGCAGTCATCAACACCGCTTATGCCGTGGCGCTGGACGTTGCCAGCATCGCGGCGGGCGTTCGTGTGGTGTCGGGTTCGCGGTTGACCCCAAACGGGCCGGGCCGGTTTCGACTCGTGGCGCGGCTGAACGCCACCAAGTCCAACGCCGGGACTGCCGATCTTTCGGCATGGGTGGCCATAAACGGCACGGCGGTAGCGTCGTCAGGGGTGGTGGTGCAAGTGGCTGGCGCGGGCGCACGGGCGCAGATCGTGCTGGATCGCGTGGTGTCGCTGGGGGTGTCCGACTATGCTGAGGTGATGTGGTCGGTTGCTGACGTGAATATCAGCCTCACTTTCATTGCGGCTGTGGCCCCCGTTCCTGCCATTGCGTCGGCGGCTGTGATAATGGAAGGCTCAACAGGAGAAATATTATGAGTGTCATCACGCGGGTTCTGGTCCCTGCAAAGCAACTGGAATCTATCCAAACATCGCAATACACGGCGACTGCCGTTCGCGCCATTATCGACAAGGCGACCTTGACTAACGCGTCGGTGGCCAACGTAACTGTTTCTGTGAACCTGGTGACATTGGCGGGCGCGGCGGCGGCGGCCAACCTGATGATCCAGACGCGGACCTTGTTTCCCGGCGAAACGTGGAACTGCCCTGAACTGGTGGGGCATGTTCTGGAAGCGGGCGGGTTTATCTCGACACTGGCATCGGCGGCAACGTCGATCACGTTCCGGGTCTCGGGGCGTGAGGTGACGTGATGCGGGTTATTGCCAGAGGGGATGATCTGTGCAATGGTGCGCGTGTCGAGATCAGCGCCACCGGCAGCGACGTTCCGGAGCAGCAAATGCGGCAATCCCTGCATGACAATCTGACGGATATTGGGCTTCCCGTCGAGGCGGTTCAATGGCTGTTGTCACTCTGGGATGTGACACAGGTTTTTGACGATGTTGCGGACGGCGATCCTGTGTCGCGTCCTGACCTGTATCGGTGCATCTTTGCGGCGCTGGTTGCTTTGCCGGGCAATCCGTTTTTTCTGGCCAATGCCGGGGCGCTTTTGCCTGTGGTGACGACGGCGCTTCACAAGTGGATCGCGGCTAACGATGTGGAGGCGGCAGGCCAAAGGGGGCCGGTGTCTTTCGTCTGGCGGGCCGGGTATTACGATGTCGTTATGGTTGTTGTGCATTTGTGTCTGGGCTTTGACCGGGCATCACTGTTGGCCGTTCGGGTCATGGGCCTTTATGGCGAGAAGTGCGTTGATTATGTGATGGAGGCCGAACATGCCTAACCCGATTTTGGGCATGATGGGGGCTTCGATAGGCGGGAGCTTGTTGCAAGGCGGCATACAGGCGCGCGCGGCTGGGAGAGCATCGGATGCGCAGGTTCAAAGCACCCGCTTGGGGATCCAAGAACAGCGCCGGCAGTTCGATGCAATCCGCTCGCTTATGGCCCCATTTATCCAGACAGGCAACCGCGCTACCACGGCGCAGGGCAACCTGATCGGCTTGAACGGCAACCCGGCGCAAGCCTCGGCGATTGCTGGCATTCAGGCCGGTCCTGAATACACGTCGATGATTGCGGCTGGCGAGAACGCCATACTGCAAAACGCGTCGGCGACGGGCGGGCTGCGCGGCGGAAACACCCAGGATGCGTTGTCAAGGTTTCGGCCCGAGGTGCTGTCATCGCTGATCAACAACCAGTTTGGCCGGCTTGGCGGCCTGTCGCAAATGGGTCAGGCTTCGGCAGCAGGTCAGGCGGCGGCGGGGCAGAACATGGCGGGCAACGTCAGCCAGCTTTTCGCCCAGCGCGGCGCGGCACAGGCCGGGGGGTTCCTTGCGGCAGGGCAGGGGTGGGGCAACGCCATTGGCAATGCGGCTGGTGCTATCGGTTATGGGGCTGGGGCGTTTGCTACGCCGCCCGGATCGCCGGGAGGTCTGCCCGCCGGGGCGACCATGCTGGGAAGGTGGGGATTTTAGATGGGGCCCCTTGATTACAGCATGGACGTTCTTAGCCCGTTTCAGGCGGCTTTGACGGGTTTTGGCGCGGCGTTCGATCAAGGGCGCGGTCGGCACGACATGCTGATGAATCAGGAGGCGGGGGTACGTCAGCAAGAGCAGTTGGGCTTGCAGGCGCAAGCGCAGGCGGCGCAGCAGGATCAATTCGGGCAGGACTTGGCGTTTCGGCAACAGCAATTCGGACTGCAACAGCAGCAGTTCGAGGCGCAGCAGGCGCAAGTTGCGGCGGAAGAGGCCGCGCAGGCGCGGGGGCAGGCGGCGTTCCAGAGGTTGATTTCACTTGGGGCCGACGCGACAATACAAGACTATCAGATGGCCATGTCGGAAAACCCGGAACTGGCAGGGCAGTTGCAGCAAAGCTATGAAATGATGGCCCCGGATCGGCAGGAGGCCGAGAAGATCCAAGCGGCGCAACTTTTGTCGGCATTGCAGACCGATCCGGCTATTGCGCGCCAGATCATTGCGGATAGGATCGTGGCGGCGGAAGCAATTGGGGATGCGCAGGCTGCCGCGACGATGAAGTCCTTCGAGATGATGATGGACGCACCCGGCGGGGAACAACTGGTCGGCGCGCTGGTCGGAACGTCGCTTGCTGCCATTATGGGGCAGGATGAGTTCAACGCGATGGGGCAGTCTTTGGGGTGGCAGGCCGCGCCTGAGCCTGAGATGACAAATTCGACGCAGGCAATGATTGAGCAGGCGGAATTGCAGGGGATCAGACAGGGCACGCCGGAAATGGCGGCTTACATTGCGCAGCAAACCGCGCCAAGCGGGATGACTATCACGACCAATCCTGACGGCACAATGAGCATGACCCAAGGCCCCGGTGCCGCGCGGCCAATATCGGAGATGCAGTCCAGACTTCAACTTTTCGGGTCGGTGATGACAGCCACGGCCCCGGTGTTGTTGGAGTTTGAGAAGATATATGACCCAGCCAATGCGCCTGATGCTATTGCCAGGGCTTTTGGGACTGTTGGAAATTACTTTCGATCCTCAACGGGGCAGCAATACACGGCGACGGCAAGTGCCTGGGCCGAAGGTGCGTTGCGCTTGCAAACCGGGGCGGCGGCCACTGCGCCAGAAATTGAAAGGATCGTTGCGACCTATTTTGCCCGTGCGGGCGATACAGCAGAAACCGTTGCAACAAAACGCACGCTGAGGGCGCTTTACGAACAAGCGTTGATCCGGGCATCTGGCGGCACATTTGAATCCGGCCAGACAGACATGCCGCCGGACCCGATGGCGTTTGCAGAAGAACAGCAGGCGGAAACCCCTGCGGTATCCGCTACCCCGCCAGATTTCAGCACAATGACAATCACGCAGGTATTGGCGGCGATACCAAACGATAGTTGGTCTGTGGCGGATAAGCAGAAATGGCTTGAAGCATACGACCGGCTGATGGCCGCTGAAACTTCTGCCGGGGGAGGCGACTAGATGACGGAAGCCGAACTTCGGTTGAGGGCTGCCGCTGCCGCCACCGCGATAAGGATCCGTTCATCGCTGGCAACGCCCCCCGCCTTGCCACAACCCAGCGGGCAGCTTTCAACAGCTGGCCCCGGCCCTACAGGATACATCGACCCGGCGCTTTACGAAATGGGCGCTATCGGCAGGCGGATACAGCCGGACATCATGCAACCGGGACCGCAACAGGAAGCGTTCCAGATCGGTGACAGATGGTATCCGGCGGGAACAACGCCGGAAATGGCCGCACGGGTGCCACCTGAAATGTTTTACAACCCGCAGTCCGGACAGTGGATCGACTTGGCGGCACAGGCGGCGGCGCGGGACCGTGGCGCGGGTGATGC